GCCTGAGTGGGCGAAATGGGAAAAGCAGACAGGAAATGTCATTGGACAAGCATCCGAGAAGCTGGGTATTTGGGATCTTATGTTTTTGGCTTATCATGCTCATAAGCGTGAAGTTGCCGGAAGCAAGCCAATCAAACCAATGGATATTTGGATGGAAACAGTTGCCGATGTAATAGTCGGTGATGCAGACCCAAAAGCCACAAAGCAGGAAGCCTAAACAGATTATTGGTTGAGTTGGCAATTGCAACTCATATTCCAATGAGTGAATGGGTTGATGCGGATGACATATTAACAGCGATCGAAGTATTGGAGGCGAGAAGTGGCAAATGAAACTATCGCATACAATAAAAATGATCTGCGTGATATTTACAAAGCATTCAAACTTATGGATGAGCAAGCAACAGAGGAAGCAAGAACTCAATCTGCTGCTTTGGCGTATTTTGCATCAGAGGAAATTAAACAAGCAGCTAGGACTAGAACAAAGGCTGGCAAGGTTGCGGAAAGAGTCGCAGACGGCGTTAGCATCTCTAAATCAAGTAAAATCGGTGAGTTCCGTTATGGATTCGCACGGCAAAAGTTTTCAGGTGGTGCTACTACGCAAACCCTATGGGGTGGTGTTGAGTTTGGTTCAAATAAGTTCAAACAGTTCCCTGCGTATTCAGGACGGCAAGGCAGAGGTAGTCGGGGATGGTTTATTTATCCAACCCTTCGCAGAATTCAGCCTGAATTGATTAACAAATGGGAAGCAAGTTTTAATCGCATTATTAAGGAATGGGTCTAATGGCTACCGGTAATAGAACGCTTAAGTTATCAATCCTTGCTGATGTTGATGATCTAAAAAAGAAGTTAGGCGAAGCTGATAAAGCCGTTGAAAGTAATTCAAGCAAGATTGCGGATTTTGGAAAAAAGGCTGCTGCTGCATTTGCGGTGGCTGCTGCTGCTGCCGTTGTTTATGCCGGCAAATTAGCCATTGATGGGGTCAAGGCTGCAATAGAGGATGAACAAGCACAATTAAGATTGGCAAAAGCATTAACGGAGGCCACAGGCGCAACTGATGCACAGATTAAATCTACTGAGGACTTTATTCTTAAAACCTCACTTGCAACCGGTGTAGCTGATGATGAACTTAGACCAGCAATGCAAAGATTGGCATTAAGCACGAAATCAGTTGATGATGCTCAAAAACTTATGGCTTTGGCTTTAGATGTAAGCAAGGGTTCTGGCAAAGATTTAGAATCAGTTGTCAATGCTTTAGGTAAAGCCCATGATGGTCAAGAAACTGCTCTGGGTAGATTAGGCATTGGTTTATCAGTAGCAGAACTTAAAACTATGTCATTCAAAGACATTCAAGAAAAACTTTCAGACCTTTATGGCGGAGCAGCTTCAACAAACGCTGAAACATTTCAAGGCAAAATGGATCGCATAAAAATAGCATTTGATGAAGCAAAAGAAAGTTTGGGAACAGCTCTTTTGCCATATCTTGAAAGATTAGCGGATTGGATGCTTAAAACTGGCATTCCAACATTACAAGCATTTATTGCTGGCTTTACCGGCGACAAAAGTTTATCTGCTGGCTTTACCGATGCACAGAAATCTGGAGAAAGTTTTGGCAAGTTTATTGATGGATTAATTGGTAAGTTTCAAGGTTTTATAACATTCATGAGGGAAGCAATTGGTCTAATTGTAGAGTTAGCAAATCAAGGCATCAGAGCACACAATTATTTATTCAATACCGGTGCTGACATTCCTTATATTGGAAATCCATCTAAAACTACTGGATTCTTGAGTAATGCGCCAACAGTTCCAATGAGTGCAACAGGATCTCCATTTGGTCAAGCCGGTGGAAACACAATTAATATCTCAGTTCAATCAATTGATTCCGAAGGTGCTGCAAGAGCAGTTGCAAAGGTATTAAATAACAGCGCATCTAGATCAGTTCCACAGCTGTATAACAACGGCATCAAGGGCGGATAATGACTGTATTTACTCCCGATTGGAAACTGACAATCAATGCGGTGGAATACACAAATGTTGCAATATCTGACATCGCCCATCAGGCTGGTCGTGAGGATATTTACTCTCAACCCAATCCATCTTATATGCAAATTGAATTGGTTGCCTTAAACAATGAAAACTATAATTTACAAGTCAATGATGGTATAACGCTACAAGTTAAAGACAGCACAGACACTTATCGAACTTTATTCGGTGGCAACATCACAGACATCACAACCGAGGTTGCAACAGCAAGCAGTATTGCCGAAACCTTTACTTACACAATCCTCGCTTTAGGTTCATTGGCTAAACTGCCAAAAGTAATTTACAACGGAACATTGGCTCAAGATGATGACGGCGATCAGATCTATGAATTGCTTTCAGAGTTATTCTTAAACAATTGGAATGAAGTGCCGGCAGCTGAAACTTGGTCAGGATATGATGCAACAATTACTTGGGCAAATGCTGAAAATATAGGACTTGGCGAGATTGATCGCCCTGGTGTTTATGAACTTGAAAATCGAACCGCTGATCCTGACACCACTTACAACATTGCAAGCCTTATTGCTAACAGCGCACTTGGAGTTTTATACGAGGACAATGAGGGTCGCATCTCCTACGCTGACACAACCCATCGACAGAATTACCTTGCAAATAATGGATACACAGAGATTTCAGCAAACACCGCCATTGGAGCAGGATTAAAGGTTTTGACTAGAGGTGCAGATGTCCGCAATGAGATTTTCATTAATTACGGCAACAACTATGGATCTCAAAAAACAGCAATTGATCTCACTAGTATCGCAACCTTTGGTTATCGAGGTGAAACCCTAAATACAGTTTTGCATGATGCAACTGATGCACAAGCTGTGGCTGACCGCTTTATTGCGCTTAGATCTTATCCAAGAGCGTTATTCGACAGCATTACATTTCCATTAACTAACTCAGCCATTGATGATTCTGACCGAGATGCCTTGCTCCAAATCTTTGTGGGTCAGCCAATGCGAATAACAGACTTGCCTGTTCAAATAGCCCCAACCGAACAATTTGAGGGTTATGTTGAAGGCTGGCGTTGGAGCACTAGGTTCAACGAATTATTCTTAACCATAAATCTAAGCCCGATTGAATTTTCTCAAGTAGCACTTGCTTGGGATCAAGTATCAGCCTTAGAGGCATGGAACACTTTATCCGCTATACTAACATGGGAAAATGCGATTGGAGCAGTAGCATAATATGGCAACAACTACGAATTATGGATGGACAACGCCAAACGATACTGATTTGGTTAAGGATGGCGCAGCTGCTATTCGCACGCTTGGTTCATCTGTTGATACAACAACAAAAGCCTTAAATCCATCAACAACACTTGGCGATATTGAATATCGTTCAGCAACAGCAAATACAAACACAAGACTGCCAATTGGAACAACTGGTCAAATTTTATCTGTGGTTGCCGGAGTGCCATCATGGGTTGCAAATGATGTTGGAGATATAACTGAAGTTGCTGCTGGAACTGGAATTAGTGGTGGTGGAACATCTGGCTCAGTCACAATTACAAACTCAATGGCAACTGCAATAGATGCTAAGGGTGATTTGATTGGCGGAACTGGCGCAGATACTTTTTCAAGATTAGCAGTAGGTGCAAACGGAACAGTATTAACTGCCGATAGTGCGGAAGCAACTGGTCTTAAATGGGCAACTCCTGCTGGTGGTGGTGGTAAAGTGTTGCAGGTAGTAAGTGCAAAAACCCAAACCTCAAAAACATCAGCAACATCAACTTGGGTTGATACCAATTTGACTGCAACAATTACGCCAACTTTAGCCACATCTAAAGTTCTAGTTATGGTTCATCAAGGCGGTTGTGCAAAAACTGGCACAAGCGATATAAATATGAAGTTGTTAAGGGGTGCAACAGATATTGATGACTTTGCTTATGCTATTGCTAGAAATGCGACTTCAGGTGATAATTATGTTGGCTCAGCATCGACTGTAATTCTTGATGCACCAGCAACTACATCAGCAACAACATACAAAACACAAATGAGAACTTTTAATGGTGCAACTGCTGAAGTTCAAAATAATGGTTCGACATCAACAATCACACTTTTAGAAATTGGTGCATAATGAATAATGAAACTAATGCGGCAGATGTTTTAAAAATGTTATTGCCCCAAGGCGGTTGGGCAATTAGTGGTAATGATTGGGATGGCGTTGAATTTTATGAATGCGAGCCAATAACTAAAAAACAATTTACGGATGGGTTTGCAAAGTATGACGCTTGGAAAGCAAAGCAAGATGCAGACAAAGCATCAGCCAAAGCAGCAGCACAAGCAAAACTTGCAGTTCTTGGTTTAACTGTTGAGGATTTGACGGCTCTAGGCTTGTAATGAAGCCTTACCTATCTAAAGCAGCTGTGCAATTGCGTGAGCAGATTGATGACAGTTTTGCCGATAGATCTCGAAAATCGGATGGTTGGATTTCAGACGCTAGGCATCAAAAAGTAAAATCGGATCACAACGCCCTACCTTCGGGTGAGGTTTGTGCCATTGACATTACAGCTGATCTAGGTCAAGCCGAAGGCATATCTGCCTACCTTGCCGATCAAATCCGAATTGCTGGCAAAACAGATAAGCGGATCAAATATGTAATTCACAATCATCATATTGCCAGCAAACTATTAAACTGGCGTTGGCGTAGATACAAAGGCATCAACCCTCACACAAAACATATTCATATTTCATTTTATCCAAAACAATCAGGAGAGTTCTTTAACATCCCACTACTAGGAGGCAACTAATGAAACTATCAAATAAACACAAGGCTGCAATTAAGT